CACCCAATTCGGTAAACGTTATCAGCGCTTTACGCCACACCCGCCAGCGAATCCCTGCCATGCCGCGCATAAGATGGGCTAAAGCCCTGCTGCAGCCGATCGGCCTTGGTCCGGTCCGCCAGTTCCGGCCAGGGGCCGAACGGGGGCGCCGCGCCTTGGTAAGTGCCAAGCTCGGCCTTCGCTTCGGCCTCGACAATCGCCGCGGCTTGGTCGAGTGCATGGTGCGTGGTGTTCGCGGCCTGGCCCAACAGGTGCGCCAGATGCGCGACAAAGGCCGGAACCGTCATGGTGCCACTCATTTATCCTGCCTCCACACCATCGCGGACCAATCGAAGGTTCCGCCCTCGAACGTGCCGAAGACCACAAGGGCGGCTAGACGTTCCTCGCGGTCCATCGACCAGGCTTCATCCCACGGCACCCCGTTCCGAATGAGCCACAAAGGCTCTACGAAGTCGGGGTGCCCTGCGAGTTTTTTGCCCGATCCTGCGCGATCTTCTCGGCGGCGGTCTTGGCGGAATACCACTCGCCCACGGCATCCATGCCGGCCTTGCCGACCTTCTCGACCGTGGCATCCGCCATGTCGGGATTCGACGGCATCGGCAAGGGCACGTCATCGATGCGGATCACGCAGGCCGCGAGCATAACCTGCCCGATGTAGACCTGAATATCCGCGGCGGGTCCGAGCGCGCGAATCAGCTTCATCTTCTCGCGGATGCCGGGCTCGCGCACCAGCAGCCGCCGGCCTTCCGCGTCCGTGATCGTGTCCATGTGCGCTTATACCTTCCGCCGGCGGAACGCCCGCCCGGTGATTCGCTGCTTCACCACCTGATCGCCCTGCCACTGCCCGGCGCTCTCGAACTTCAGGCTGCAGTTGTCCATCTGATAGGTAGACACGGAACCGTTCACTTCCGTGACATACTGGTAGATGGTGCCGACGGAAATCGAGCCGCCGGTATACCACGCCTGCTCGAGCAGCGCGAAAAAATCGTCCGCATCGCTGCTGCCGCGGTCAGCATCGAACGTGAACCGCCACCCCTTCGGCAACTCCGCGTCGAGTTGCGTGCCGTCGAGGCGGTCGCTGTGAACGTTGGCCGTCACCTGCTCCGCGTGGAAACCGGTGACGTTCGGAAGCTGCACCTGACCGGTCGGCGACACCGGGTGCATGATCACCAGCGTGGTGTCGCGGCCGACGTTGAAGGCGCCAAGGGCGCCGTTGGAAACAGGCATGAGTGCCCCCTATTAGCTGACGATCTGGCCGACCGGAGTTGTCTGCCGGGTTACCGTGACGGTCTGGCCCCCTTCGAGGTTCACAAGGAACTTCTCGTTGATCGCCATGTATTGCACTTGCGCGTCGCTTTGGACGTAGCCGAGCGACGTGCGGCTGAAGGGGTTGTTGCTGGTGTCGCACACCACCCCGAACGGCAGGCTGCCGTCGAGCGATCCGAGCAAACCCTGCCCGAGCAGATTTTGCAGGAAGGACAGTTGCGTGGCGCGAACCTGCTGAAACAGCGTCGCCGTGATCGGCAGCCCGACGAACTTGCCCATGCCGGCGGCGAGCGTGGCGGCGATGTAGTTGGTCATCCGAGTGTAGTTGTCGCCGTTCGTCGCTGCGTTGCTGCTGCTGTTGTGCCCGAGGCGCAGTCCCCAAAAATTGCCGCCGGGCTGCGGATTCGCGATTACGTCGATTCCGACCTGGAACAACGCGCCCAGTTCGGCCGCCGAGTATCGCGTGATCTGCGAATTCACCAGCCCCGATTTCTGCGTGCCGATCACACCATACAGCGGCTTGTTCAAGCTGCTGTTCTGCGGCGAAAGGTTCGCGAGCCGGCCGAGCGCGAATGCCTGCGGCGAAACAAGCCGAATGACTTGGTTGACCGGGTCATACCAATAGACCCAGTCTCCGTGCAGCAACTTGCAGCCGTAGCAGTCGAGTCCAGTGCTTGCCTTCAGGTCCACACTGCCCGTGCTGCCGTTCGTGATCGGAGTGCCGGCCGCAGCCGTGAGCATCATATAGATGCCTTCGGACAGGCTGAACGCCGACTGCGTCGTCCACTGCGTGGAGTCGTCGGCGTCCGCCAGCATTCCGACGCTGCAGCCCTGGCCGCGCAGCACATACATGCCGGTGCGCGGAAGAGCGTCGGCCCCCACTAACGTCGCGGCCGTGACGCCCGAGACACCGTCCGTGCCGCCCGTCATGGTGGCAGTCGTGGCCGCCGGCGCAACTGGGTTGAGCCCGTAGGCCGCGGTGACAAGACGCGACGGCCCGCGCAACGGGCCGGTGCCGTTGTTCACCGCATTCGCTGCGTTCTGCCAGAACGTCGCGCCCGAGCCGGTGAGATTGTCGAACACTTCGGGAGGCAGCCCGGGCAGCCCGATCGTGAGGCGCCAGGAATTCGCCGCCGAACCGGTGGAAAGCGCCAGACTGATGCTGTTGCCCAACGTGCCGGTATAGGCCGCCGTGAACGTCAGCGCCGTCACCGGGCCGGTAACGACAGTCGGGGTCAGCCCGGAGCCGCCGGGAATCGTGAACCCCGTTGGCGCGACGCTGTAGCTGCCAGGCGAGGTGATCGTGATTGCGCCGGGCACGCCACCGGCGCTGACGACGCACGTGGCCGTGGCTGCCGCACCCCCCGAGACGAGCGTGCCGCCGGTGAACGTGACCGCCTGCGTGCCGGGCGTGTAGCCGGTGCCCCCGCTGCTTGATGCCGAGGTGACACCGATCGCGATTCGATTTACATTGCCAGTGGCCGCGATGTCTGTGCCGTCCGTCACCCGCACCAGCCGGAAGTTCTGAGCACCCTGCTGCACGGCGATTGCCACCGCGGTGCCCATGTCGAACTTGCGGTTGATGATCGTTCCGAACGCCTTGACGTAATCGGCCATCGTCGCGGCGATCACTGCCTGATTGACCGGCCCCCACTGTGCTGTCCCGACAACGCCGGCGATATTCGACGGAACGCCGTTCAGGACCAGATTTTGCGGAGGGACGATCTGAACATACAGGTCAGGGACCACAAGCGCCGTGGTGTTGATGTCCCCCTGTTGAACAATCTCAGGCATCGCGGTTCCCGTTACTGTGTGAGATTGAGAACGCCGGCGCCCATTTCCGGCACGTGGAGGGCCGCAAGTGTCGGGTATTCAACCGCATACGTCAGATCGCGGCGCCATACCCGCGCTTTACTCGGCAAATCATCCTGCATGGTGCTGACGTAGCGGACATAACAACCCGAGTTGTCGGGGAGCGTGAACCGCAGAACATCCGCCAGCGCGGAGTCGATCGTGACTGCGATCGCGTCCCGGACCAACGGAGTCGGGCACCAGCACGACACCGCGATGTGCTGCACCTGCCGCCGCACCTCGGCCTGCGCGGGCTGCGCCGCGGTCACTGAACACGCCACCGCCGGTGACGGTAGCGTGAGGGTGGAACCTGACGCGGAGGCCCCTGGCACCGCAGCGGCCAGGGCCGCAGCCACACTTTGCGGCGCGTCGGTTGGCTGCACCCCATACCGAAACCACTGCGGCTGCAGTAGCGACCCCAGCGTCAGGATCACCGCGCCGACAAAACCTCCCGTGCCGCCGAACACCACCGTGGTGCCGACAATCGCGGCCGTGATGGTCGGAACGACCGGAGTCACCGTGCGCCAGACCGATTGATACCGCGTGGTCCGACGCGTCATGTTGGGCTTGCTGAAAACGGACACGTGCGACGTGCCGGCCGCCAGATCGGCGTCGAGCAAGGAGCTTTCGGGCCAGCCGCGATATAGCTTTGCTGGATTTCCCGCGACCGTGGCTTGAACCGATCCGGGCAGGTATCCTCCCGCTTGCGGTGCAGCGATGATCTGCCCGTCCGGTGTCGCAAACCACACACCGCCCGGCGCGCTGAACGGCACGCCGTAGAGTGCATCGGCGATCAGCGCGACCAGCCCGTTTTCGACATCGGCCAAGTCGGCCACGTCAGGCCACCCCGATCAGCAGAGTCGCCCGAGTGCCGAGGCTGCTTGTCTCGACAGCGCCCACCACGTAGCGCACCGGCTGCGCCTGATCGTCAAAGATCGTGTCGCCGTAACGTAGCTGCACCGGCGCCGACGGAGGCAAGTAGAGGTCGGCCATCGGCGAGTCGATGTCGCCCGGCAGCCGCGCGTCCGGTTTCTGCCCGCGGCGTGCGCTCTCCACGATCGCGACCGGCCACCCTGTCAGCAGTGGCGTTTCGTCGGCGGTCGTGTCGCCGCCGTAATACGACGCGCCCGGCGCGGGTCCGGCCGGGCGCGAAATCGCCACCACACGATTGCACAACACCGCCTGAATCGGCTCAAGCGGTTGTTGCGCGGCAATGAACCAAGTCTGCGAGGTGCTGGTGAGATAGTCGCCCGGCTGTGTCATGCGGCCATCCACCAGCGCATACCAGAACGGCTTGCCGTAGCTCGGCGGCTTGCTGAAGCCATAGAGAGGCGAGCCATCAAAGGCGGCAGTGAGCGTGCCGCGCAAATTGCCGCTGACCAGCACGGCCCCGGCGCCGGCGGGCCGATACTGCGAGAACGCGGTGCCGACGCGCAGCGCCGCCGCTGCGTAGCCGGCATAGACCTTCGCCTGTAGCAGCGCGCCGTTCATCAGATCACCACATCACGCGTGATGATCAAGTCGGGCCCGGGCGGCACACCCATGAAGGCGCACAACCGGCCCCGGTGCAGGCGCAGCAACCGCTCGCGGTCGGCGACTTCCTGCTTGTTGTGCTTCCACACGGCAGCTTGATCCGTATCGAGGTTCGCGCTTGCGCCCCACACAGCGGACTCCAGCGTGTAAAGCTGCGTGATCAGATATCGCACATTCTGCAACTCTGCAGGTGCGAGGTTGTTCATGCGGAATTCAAGCAGGCCGTATTCGGTGAAATACCGCCAGCCTTGAAACCCGGCTGCGCCTTGGCCGTAGGTCGGATATCCGCAGAATCGCCGAATGTCCGCCTTTTCGGCGTCGGAAAACGACGCCGTCGAGTAGCCGGCCGCAGGCGACGGCGTGATGGTTCCTGACATCGCGCCGTCGCCTCCGCCGGGTGCTTACAGGCTCTCGATCAGGACCGCGCGTTTGAACTGCGCGTTGGACGCGGTCGGGATCGTGGTGGGGTTCGCTGTAGTGTCGGAAGGCGTGACGAAGCCGCCGATATAATACCACGACTGCGCGATGATCTGCTGCAGGCGGTCCATCGGCGCGCGCGTCACATGCGTGACGCCGTCCACCTTTGTGAACTCCGCGAGCGGGTTGTCGGTGTCGTGCGCGTCT